TTTCCTCAGCCTGCATGTGTTGCGTTACCAGTACAGGAAGCTGCAACACAGGAAGATATTAAAACAGAAACTGTGGCGGACATTGTGCAGTCGCTGCCATCGTTTACTGAAACGCGAGCGGATGACCTGGTTTTACCATCGCTGCATATGGCAAACCGCGAACTGCGTCGGGCGAAAAATCATGTCCAGAAGTGGGAGCGAGTCTGCGCCGCGCTGCGGGAGCTGAACAAGCACCGGGATATTGTTCGACATATTTTCGATTCCTCCAGTCGTATTGTGTCGGAAAAGTGATTGCCGGAGGCACCTATGGCAAAAGTATTTACACCAGAAGAGCGAGAAAAAATTAAAGGGCAGGTTGTTGAACTTGTACGTCTGAGCGGTCGCGAGACGTTACGGGCTCTGGAGGTTAAAACCGGTGCATCAAGGTATTACATAAGCACTCTCGCCAGAGAACTGGTCGCCAGTGGTGATGTTTACAATTCAGGCTACGGATTATTCCCGTCTGAGCAGGCGCGTAAGGGCTGGCAAAACGCCCGCAAAAAACTATCCAGGGCAAAGGTGAAAAAAACGGCTGTGGTTGATCCGGACCTTATCTGGTCATTACCGGATGGAGAAATACGCCGCTATGACAGGCGTCAGAACATAATCTGTCGCGAGTGCCGGAAAAGCGAAGTTATGCAGCGTGTACTGGCGTTTTATCAGGGTAATTTTCAGGAGGTAGTCAGTGAGTGAAATTAATTACCAGGTACTGCGTGATGTGGCAGAAGCAATAAAAATCGCAGCCACACCACAAAAATTGCTGGCATTTCGCATGAAAGTCACACCTCAGGTTGTGTTGGAACTGCTGGATGAACGGGAAGCCAAAGACAAAGCATGGTCCGCACAGGACAACCATATCAACCAGCAGGCTGACCGAATTGAATCGCTGGAGAAGAAGAATGGCGAGCTGGGCAGAACGCTGGAAGCCGCAGAGAAGCGCATTGCAGAACTGGAAGCACGGGAAATAAAACCAGCCAAAGGCGAAGTTCTTGTCGTTGTTTCTGGTTTTACTGGTTGCGGAAAAAGCGCCATTGCCGGGGAAATAGAAATAGCGATGAAGGCTATTGGTGTACCGGTTAATTGGACTAATGGCGATGCAGAAAAGCGCATGACTGGCGCTGACTGGCTGACAGCGATTGAGATGTACAAACCAACTGTGCGCATCGTGGAAGTTAATGTGCCACGCGCCGCTGGCATTCGCATCAAAGGAGAGGAGCATGCAAATAAAACCAGAAGATGAGTTAAGTAATATTGTTTTATTTCCGGTAAAGGAGGATGACCCACGTGATCAGGTTAATTTTCTTTATGAGCCATCGGAAAGACCATACTGCCATCACGCTTCTGTCCGGGTTGACGAAAAAGAGCGTCAGGTCCGCTGTAAAATCTGCGGTGCAGTTGTGGAGCTGTTTGACTGGATGCTCTCAGTGGCGAAAAGAGAAACCAGACTGGCAGATGATGTAAGGCTATTGCGCCAGGAGGAACAGGAAAGGCGGAAAAATATAGAAAAGTTAATTCAGATTGAGCGTAACGCGAAAGCGCGGATACGCAGGGCGACAAAATCCAGAACTGAATAAATAAATTTAGCACTGTAAATAAAATCAAATCCTTAACTGGAGGTATATCTATGTTAAATACACAGAAAACCATTAATGCGGAAAAATATAACGAGTGGGTGAGGAAATTTTCTGAGCAGATTTTTAAAATTACTGGCGACGAGAATGCGGCAAAAAATGAATTAGAGCCGTGGACACCTGAAGGAGCCGACCCAAATTATTGCTGGTGGGATGTTGATCCAGTTGATGCTGCAAATGAAGCTATGAGTTATCACAACGATTAATGTCAGGAGGCCGCCCGAAAGGGCGGTAAGAAATGACTACATTATTCAGAAAAAAATATCCGCGAAAAAGTAGAGCGACAGAATTTTTGTTTCTCATTCTGTTTATCGTGTTGATGATACCGATATCCCCGCTATTACTGGCCTGGATAATCGGAAAAGTAATTGAGCCCGTTATTGAATTGTATAACGACGTGGTATGGGCGTCGTTCAACGCACTGCACAATAAAATTAATCCATATAAGGAAAACTGAAATGACCACCATTACCAGAGAAAGCGCGGAGATTAAATCATTCATCACTGGCTTCCTGAGCGACCCGGCGCACGATAACCAATCATCAAACAGTCTGCTTGCTGATGCGTTTCGTATCGCGCTGGCCTCGCTGGAAGCAGAACCAGTTGCATGGACTGATGACGAGGAACTGCGAGATGTTGAGCAAATTGGTTTAGGTTATTTATTACCTTGTCCTCCAGATAAATACGCAGACCCGCGTCGTGTAATTCCGCTGTATCGTGTGCCGCCAGCTCCCATAGTGCAGGCACAGGGAATTGAGATCGCAATAAACGAACTGGTGTCTCTGTCCCCACAGCTGGATAAACGAGCGGTGGAAACTCTTTCTATGGCTGTGGCACATCTACGTAAACTGGTTAAGAAGCAGTTGCAGGTTAAGGAATGACACATGAACGCTATCACCAAAGAACGTATTGAATTGTTCATTAAAAATCCGCTTGAAAACGGGCTTACTCGTAGCGAACAAATGGAAGTGGCACGGATTGCTTTGGCATCGCTGGAAGCAGAGCCGGTGGTTTACATGTGGGATAGCGAAAGAAAAGATATTGATGCCCCCGGGTATTATCGGGCTGAGCATTTAGTGTTCGCTGAGAGTAGTGTTAAGCAATGGGGAGGGCGAGTTGTTCCACTTTACACCGCCCCGCCAGCGACGGTAGTGCCGGAATTTGAAACATGGTTTAACAGCCAGGAGTCAGGGAGGAGTATATGCAGCACACAGATTCGTCGCTCCCTTCAGGAAATCTCATGGAACGCCTGCTGCGCCGCCATGCTTCAGGGGAAAGGCGATGGTATCCTCACCAATGAGGATACCAAAGGGGACGTTCAGGTACGGGAATTAACAATGCTGATTAAACAACTGGCTAGCCAATTGAGGAAAGCGAAGCCGAACTGCAAATTACCGGAGAAGGCGATGGTCTACCTGAAGCGAAACGGACTGATAAGCGCGGAGGATATTTTACGATGACCTGGCCTGAAGCATTCACAACGGTAGGAATCGCAATGGCGGTGGCGCTGATTGTGTATTCGATTTGCCGCTGGGGATAAAAACGGTTTGCGGGAAAAGGAGAGTTAAGTAGAATTGCTGCGGGTGCTTGAGGCTATCTGCCTCAGGCATGAACACCAACGGCAGATAGAGAAAAGCCCCAGTTAACATTACGCGTCTTGCAGGACGCTTAACATTAATCTGAGGCCCAATCTATGTCTCACAAATGTAGGTTAGCCTCTTACGTGCCGAAAGGCAAGGAGAAGCAGGCTATGAAGCAGCAAAAGGCGATGTTAATCGCCCTGATCGTCATCTGTTTAACCGTCATAGCGACGGCACTGGTAACGAGGAAAGACCTCTGCGAGGTACGAATCCGTACCGGCCAGACGGAGGTCGCTGTCTTCACAGCTTACGAATCTGAGGAGTAAGAGACCAGGCGGGGGAAAAATCCCTCGCCACCTCTCATGTGTCAGGCATCCTCAACGCACCCGCACTTAACCCGCTTCGGCGGGTTTTTTGTTGCGCGCTGAATACGCAGGGTGAAAAATAACCATATATTTGATTATATACACAACAAAAAATAAAAGTCATTGCACCTGCACATTAAATAATCAAATATACGACGTGAAATAAATATTTTTCAGATTAATATTTTTGTCTCTATGTGGATATAACCGTTTGTACTTATAAACCTGGAGGCATCGTGGAAAAAATAAAGAAACTATTTAGTAGCAAATATGCAGTCATACGTCGTGATGACCTGTCAGTTATAGTCGAAATGGATTACTTCCCTGAAACCCCAAAATCAATGATGTATCGTAATGGTCGAAAGGCAATTTTTTTACCGATGAGGGTAAGTGACATTATGGGAAATGATAAACTGCTGGATGAATTGCGAGTCAGAGCATCCTGTTAGTATTGGCATTAATTCTGGTATACTACATAACGGGCTGAACACCCATTCTACTGCGCCAGCGGAGAACTACGATGGCGCATATACAACTGGTCAAACAAACCTCTTCCGGATTACTTCTCCCGGCGACGCCGGAGAGTTGCGATTTTTTGCATCAAATCAAAATAGGTGAGTGGATACACGCTGATTTTAAGCGCGTTCGTAACTACGCATTCCATAAGCGTTTTTTCAAACTTCTGCAACTCGGATTCGATTACTGGACTCCAGTCGGAGGGGCGATCACGCCTCGCGAACGAAAACTGGTTTCAGGATTCGTTGATTACCTGTGTGAATCAGTAGGCCGGGAACATACGCCAGCTCTGAGCGAAGCCGCAGAGCAATATCTGAATACAGTTGCAACACGCAGAACCCGGGATACGGCATTGCTAAAGTCGTTTGACGCTTTCCGCGAGTGGGTAACCATTCAGGCCGGATTTTACACCGAGCATATTTATCCGGACGGTAGCCACGGGCGTCGGGCGAAATCCATCGCTTTTGCGAATATGGACGAAACCGAGTTTCAGCAGGTTTATAAAGCCGTACTGAATGTGCTGTGGAACTGGATCCTGTTCCGTAAATTCTCCTCTCCGGAGGAAGTCGAAAATGTGGCCGCGCAGCTGCTGGAGTTTGCGTAATGGTGGATTTACGTAAAGCGGCGCGGGGGCAGATGTGCACCGTCAGAATTCTTGGCTACTGCAATCACAATCCCGAAACATCTGTGCTGGCGCATTACAGGCTGGCGGGGACGTGCGGAACAGCGACAAAACCACACGATATGCAGGCAGCGATTGCCTGCAGCTCATGCCACGATTTAATCGACGGGCGGGTAAAAACCAGCGATTACACCAAAGAAGAATTACGCCTGATGCATGCAGAAGGTGTTTTTCGTACGCAAGAAATCTGGAGAAAGGAAGGTTATTTATGATTTACCCAACAAATACAGGCAAAAGCGGGGAACACCTTCGTCTCACCACGCTGGAAAGTGTCTGGATTCAGGGAAAACTGCGCATGTGGGGGCGCTGGTCGTATATTGGCGGCGGTAAGACGGGAAATATGTTTAACCAGTTGCTGACCTCTAAAAAGCTGACAAAAACGGCAATTAACGAGGCGCTCCGGAGGATGAAAAAAGCAGGGCTGGACAAACCTGAACTTGAGGCTTTTTTGCGGGATATGATCAACGGCAAGCAAAAAAGCTGGCTGGTGCATTGTACTGATGCAGAGGCGTTATGCATTGATCGTGTGATTAGTGAAGTGCTGGCAGAACACCCAGGATTGATTTGTATCCTCCGGCAACGATATGAAGGGAGGGGGATGACTAAGCGAAAAATGGCTGAATTGCTGAATGACGCACACCCTGAGTGGTGTTACGCCACGTGCCGTAATCGCATAGATGCGTGGTTGAAAATGGCAGAGTTTATGCTCTATCTGCCGATGCGTGATGCATTCTCTTCCGGGGATTCAAAAACCGTCTGTTGACTCAATCTGTTATCCGGGGCTATATTCCTCACGCGCCAGCAAAATCTGGCGTCGGGATTGGAACCCCGGATATTCAACCGCGACAGATACACGCCGCGAGCGTGTTTTTTATTGTCGTAAGCACACGCACATCTGAATTATGGTGGGGCGTATGGGGGAGCCGAAAGGCTCGCCGGTTGGTTGATCCGGTAGTTCCAACCCTGTACGTCTCACCACCCAATGATTGGAACCTGACGGTGGTGATAGTTAAATTCATCAACCAGAGGGCGTTATCATGACGACTCAAATTTCTGTCGAAAACCTTTCCCCAATTACCCATAATCAGATCCCAGTTATTACCACAGAACTATTGGCGCACCTCTATGGCGCGGATGTAAACAGTATCCAGCAAAATCATAAGCGCAACTCTGTGCGTTTTATTGAAGGTAAACATTTTTTTAAGGTTATGGGCGAGGAGCTTAAAAATTTGCGACTGACAGTAAGTCAGTTACAAATTTCGCCCAAAACCCGCTCGCTTATACTCTGGACAGAACGCGGAGCAGCCCGCCACGCCAAAATGCTGGAAACCGATCAGGCGTGGGAAGTGTTCGAAAAACTGGAAGACTGCTATTTCAGACAAAAGGATCTGTCAGCGCCAGCTTCATGCCAGAAAAGTTACGACACGCGAGTTCTCTGTTATCAGCGAGGCGGTGTCACTGTTTCCACAATTCAGTTGCGGGATGATGATATTGTTATTTCCCTTGAGTCATGGCTGGAACTGGCGAGAGCCAATGGTTGGTTTGTTGTTCGCAGAGATAAACTGGTGGAAAGGCTGATGCAGCTTTAAAAAAGTTCTTGCAATTTTAGCCATAAACTGCTTCAATTTCGGTACGCTTCGCAAAGCTGTATCGCGAGGCGAACCAAGCGCATGAACTTTACCAGAACCCGCCATTGAGCGGGTTTTGTTGTTTCTGACGGATAGAAAAATGAAATAGCTAAATAAAAAGAATGCATTGGATGCCATATATTGGCAACGTGACGACAGCGTTAATCTGGTCGGGCTCCCATGGCGACGTAGTGAGGGAGAGGAAGCGTAAAGCATCACTGAGTTACGGTTGGCACCCGGTTTAACGCGTAAGTAGCCTGATAAAGAGATAGTGCACCGCGGCACTCACAGCGGCAACGATTAACTGACCTCGGCATTTGCCGGGGTTTTTTTATTTAAGGCCGCAGACAGGCCCATTTAGTGCAACGCCTTTCCCCGTTTCCGCTCCTGGAATATTCGGGGATTTTTTATTCCCTCAATTTGCACCCGCGATATGTGCGAGGTGAGAGATGATGAAATGCCTCATAACCCAAATACCTGGCCGGACTGGCTGGAGTTGTTTCAGAGCTGGTGGCGTGGAGACACACCGCTGGGTGCAGTGATTATGTCGATCGTTATGGCTGGTTTGCGCATCGCCTATTTTGGCGGTGGTGGGGGCTGGAAACGAAAAACGCTTGAGATTTTGCTCTGTGGTGCCCTGACGCTGACCTTTGCATCCGCGCTTGAGTATGTCGGATGGCCTAAATCACTTTCTGTTGCCATTGGTGGTGGGGTGGGGCTGATTGGTGTTGATGCTATTCGTGGTGCGGCAATGAGGGTCATCGGTAACAAGTTCGGTGCCCATAAGGAGTAATTAATGCAGACACTTAATTCCCAGCGTAAAGCTTTCCTTGATATGGTGGCATGGTCAGAAGGAACGGATAACGGGCGACAACCGACACGTAACCACGGTTATGATGTTATTGTTGGTGGCGAACTGTTCACTGATTACTCCGATCACCCTCGCAAACTTGTCACGCTAAATCCGAAACTCAAATCAACAGCCGCCGGACGTTACCAGCTTCTTTCACGCTGGTGGGATGCCTACCGCAAGCAACTTGGTCTGAAAGATTTTTCTCCAGAAAGCCAGGATGCTGTAGCGCTGCAGCAGATTAAAGAGCGTGGCGCTTTACCGATGATTGACCGCGGCGATATTCGTCAGGCAATCGACCGTTGCAGCAATATCTGGGCGTCGTTACCTGGTGCAGGTTACGGTCAGTATGAACATAGAATCGGTGACCTGATTTCCCGATTTAAAGAAGCTGGTGGGGTGGTAAATGAAGCTGAGATATAAGCTGGTTATTGTTGCCTTCTTTGTTACCGTCATCGGTTCTTTTATCTGGTCTGCCGGGCATTACTACAGCAAATATCAGCACGAAAAGGAGCGCGCTGATGAGGCTGTACGAAATGCTGAATCAGCAACAGCCATTACCCGTAACGTCCTGCAATCACTGCAAATCATCAACACAGTTATAGAGGCTAACCAGCATGCAAAACAGCAGATCGCACTGGAGTCACAGAGAACCCAGGAAGATATCAAAGTGGCTGTTGCGGATGATGATTGCGCTGTTCGTATCGTTCCTTCTGGCGCAGTTAAGCGGTTGCACGAGTACGCGAACGGTATACGTGTCGGTGCCGGTCGTTCCGTTACCAGCCAGTCTGACGGATGAAACACCCCAGCCAGATTTACCCGACCCGTTTACGTGGGGAGCCAGCCTTAACCTGAATGTTGCGTTGTTGTCAGCGTTAGCACAGTGCAACAGGGATAAGGCTGATATCAGGACTTTTGAGAAAAACAGGGCAGCACAAACTAATGGCACGATTAAACGTTGAAGTTATCCCACCAGACATCGAAACGATGAACGGGATTTTTGCAGAGATTGAACGTAAATATGCGCATCAGCCGATGACGCCAAAAGTTATCGATGAAATGCAACGCGAAGCGGCGCGCCTTGTACGGCGAGCGACAAACACGAAGGTTACGTTCGTTCGGGACTGACATTACAGAAGCTCCTTTGATAAGGGGCTTCGATAATGTCACTAAGAGGAAAAATTCATGGCAAAACCGGACTGGGAGGCCATCGAATCGGCATACCGGGCCGGAGTCCTTAGCCTCCGTGATATAGGCGAGAAATACGGCGTAACAGAAGGGGCTATCAGGAAGAGGGCTAAAAAGCTTGGTTGGGTACGCAGTGGCGGTACGCAGGTTTGCAAAAATGGTACGCAAAAAAGAAAAGTGCGTACCAGCAGAAAGCCTGCCATTACTGGCCTTACACAAAAAGGTACGCAACCAAAAACAGAAGCTACACCGGATACGAAACCGATACGCGGAATGCGTACCGATCCCCCGACTAACCCATTCCAACCCGGTAACCAGCAGGCATTAAAACACGGTGGTTATGCCCGTCGCCTTCTGCTCAAAGATGAGGTGATAGAGGACGCTAAAGCGTTGACGCTCGAGGACGAATTATTTCGCCTTCGTGCTAACAACCTTGTCGCTGCAGAGAATATTGGTCGGTGGCTGGTGTCGCTGGAAGATGCTAATGGGGACCAGGAAAGGAAGATGCTGATGGAAAATATCAGCGCCGCCGAGAAAGCAATGATGCGCAATACAGTTCGTATTGAGTCCATCGTTGGCACGCTTGCGACGGTAGGAAAAATATTTGCTGATACAGCCTACCGCAAGGCCGCCACTGATAAGGTGTCTCTGGAGGCTGATCGTCTTCGCCGTGATGCAGGTATTGATGATGGCAATGGAGAGCGTGACCTCAATGACTTCTACTCTGACATCCAAACCGACGCTTAATCCGGCTTTACGTAGTTTCTGGACTACGCGGGCACGTAACAAAGTGCTTTATGGTGGCCGGTCATCGTCAAAATCATGGGATGCCGCTGGCATTGCCATATTTCTGTCGAATAAATACACCCTGCGTTTTTGTTGTGCCCGTCAGATCCAGAACAAAATCGAAGAGTCGGTGTATACCCTGCTCAAAATTCAGATAGACAGGTTTGGCCTGCGGCACCGTTTCCGTATTCTGAACAACAAAATCATTAACCGGGTTACTGGCTCGGAATTTGTTTTTTATGGATTATGGCGCAACATCGAAGAAATTAAGTCACTGGAGGGGATCGATGTGTTGTGGCTGGAAGAAGCCCACGCACTGACGGAATACCAGTGGAAAATTCTGGAGCCAACGATCCGTAAAGAGGGGTCGGAATGCTGGTTCATATTCAACCCCGGACTGGTTACTGATTTCGTCTGGCGCAACTTCGTTGTTGATCCGCCCGAAGGCACTCTCATCCGCAAAATTAACTATGACGAAAATCCGTTTCTGTCTGACACCATGCTTAAGGTTATCGACGCGGCGCGACGCCGTGATCCGGATGGTTTTAAACATGTGTATGAGGGCGTTCCGGAGTCTGATGATGATGCGGCAATCATCAAACTGTCCTGGATAGAAGCCGCAGTGGATGCGCACAAAACGTTAAATTTCGAACCCAGTGGAAGAAAGCGTATTGGCTTTGACGTGGCTGACAGTGGTACAGATAAGTGCGCTAACGTTTACCGTCACGGATCCGTTGTTTTCTGGGCCGACGAATGGAAGGCCAAAGAAGATGAATTACTGAAGAGCTGCCAGCGTACTTATCAGGCGGCGCTGGAGCGTGAAGCAGATATTGTTTACGACTCTATCGGTGTTGGTGCGTCTGCCGGTGCTAAATTCTCTGAAATTAACGCTGACCGGAAGAGCGAGAATGCATACGCGAGACGAGTGAATTACCAGAGGTTTAACGCCGGTGCTGGTGTGCATGAGCCAGATGACGAATACAACGGCATCCCCAACAAAGACTTTTTCGCAAATCTTAAGGCTCAGGCATGGTGGCTGGTGGCTGACCGTTTCAGAAATACGTTTAACGCCATTAACAACGGAGAACAGTATCCTGTGGATGAGCTGATCAGCATAGATTCTCGTTGTCCGTTGCTTGAAAAGCTGAAACTGGAACTGACAACACCTCATCGCGATTTTGACCGTAACGGACGTGTGATGGTCGAAAGTAAAAAAGACCTCGCAAAACGCGAGATACTGTCACCAAACGTTGCTGACGCATTCATTATGGCCTTCGCGCCAATTGATACATCGCTGGATATCTGGGAACAGCTGGGGAGACAGGCCTGATGGCACGAAACAAACAAGCCCTGCGGCGAACTGCGCAGGCCACAGCTGATGGTTATGAGAATTTTATTGCCCGCGTAGGGATGCAGACACCTAACCAGCACTCAGCATCCACCTATCGGGCTAATTTCACCAGTCGTAACCGCATGCTGGTGGAATGGTCCTATCGTTCATCCTGGATTATCGGCGAAGCAGTCGATGCTATCCCGGATGATATGACCCGCAAAGGCATTCGCATTACTTCGGAAATTGATGCAAAAGATCGTGGCATTCTAGAATCACAACTGGATGAGTTGCAAATCTGGGATGCGCTGAATGACGTGCTGAAATGGTCGCGCCTCTACGGCGGCGCGGTGGGTTTCATCATGATTGAGGGGCAGGCACCAATGACCCCGCTGCGACCCGAAACCATCGGTAAAGGCAAGTTTAAGGGGATTCTCCCGCTCGACCGCTGGATGATTGACCCGGTACTGACCCGCCGCATTAAAGATATGGGGCCGGACCTGGGTAAACCTGAGTTTTACGATGTGGTGACCACAGCAACGGGCATTCCTGCCTGGCGCATTCATCACAGTCGTCTGATTCGCTTTGATGGCGTCACGCTGCCATTCCAGCAGAAGATGACCGAGAACGAATGGGGAATGTCGGTTGTAGAGCGTATCTGGGATCGTCTTACCGCGTTCGACAGCGCTACTGTCGGCGCGGCGCAGCTGGTCTACAAGGCGCATTTGCGTACCTACAGCGTGGAGAAGCTACGCGAGCTTATCGCACTTGGTGGTCCTGCGTATGAAGCGTTGCTGAAGAATATCGACCTGATTCGACAGTTCCAGAGCAATGAAGGCATGACGCTCATGGACTCGCGGGATAAGTTTGAAACCCATCAGTACAGCTTCAGTGGTCTGGATGACATCCTTTCACAGTTTGCAGAACAGATTAGTGGCGCTGTTGGTATCCCACTGGTGCGGTTGTTCGGACAGTCCCCGAAGGGATTTTCTACCGGTGATGCAGACCTTGCCAACTATTACGACCGGGTAAGCTCGCTGCAGGAGAGACGTTTACGTCTTCCGGTGCGGCGGATACTGGATATCATGCATCGTTCGGAACTTGGCAAACCACTGCCGGACGATTTCACGTTTGAGTTTAACCCGCTCTGGCAAATGTCTGATGTCGATCGCTCAACGGTGGCGTTAAACACCACCAACGCAATCAGTACAGCGCTGGGTGATGGTCTGATGACACTGAAAGCCGCTATGACTGATTTGCGAGAAAATTCTGACGTAACCGGCATCGGGGCATCCATTACCGACGAGGACATCAAGAATGCCGAAGATGAAGCGCCGCCCGGCATCGGCGAACCTGGTGACGAACCGCAGGAACCGTCAGGCGGAAATCCGGTATCGAACCAGCCTACGCAGGATAGCGCGGGCGGTCGGGGACATCGTAAATGGTCACTACGATGGTTCAAATGACAGTATCACGGAAATTATTGAGGCGCTGGAACGCTACAGTGAAATCATCACCCCCTGGGCGACAAAGGTCGCGGAAAACTTTACCGCCGATATTGTGCGCAAGAATGATGAGCAGTGGCGTAAACACAGCAAAACCATCAGCCGTGAGCTACGCAATCTGGTAAACAGTGCCCCGCCAGGGCAGGTGATGAAATCCATCGTTGCTGAACAGGTTAAGTACATTAAATCGCTACCCCTCGAGGCGGCTGACAGGGTGTACGACATCCAGAATCGGGCGATTGAAGCTGTTGTGACCGGTGGGCGAGCGGAACATTTTGCTAAAGAAATAGCCGCATCGGGTGATATAGCAAAGTCCAGAGCTGACCTGATTGCCCGTACTGAACTTGGACGTGCAACCGGCGCGCTGGATCAGGCACGTGCGCTGTCAATTGGTTCGAATGGTTATATCTGGCGTACAGCCGAAGATGGTGACGTCAGGCATTCTCATCGGGAAATGGAAGGTAAATTTGTCGAATGGGGCAAACCTCCAACGCTTGACGGCATGACAGGTCACGCTGGCGAGCTCCCGAATTGTCGCTGTTATAAAGAAATCGTTTTTCCCACCTCCCAATCTTATCCCGCCTGAATCGCAGGTAACACATGAAATATTTTTTCAATACCCGGCTGGGGGAAACCCGCTATCAGCTGGCTGACGGCTCATTGCTGTGCAGAGACGTGCCGATAGGACGAACAGGTAAGCAGCTCTATGGTGCTGATGACCTGCCAAAACTGAAACCCGATAAGTTCGGTGAAATAGTCGTCACGCGTTCTCCTGAGCAGGTATTCCATCCCGCCACGCTTGCCTCATTCGAAGGAATGAGTATCACGGTGTTGCATCCCGAGGATGAAAACGGGGATGTGCGGCTGGTGAATCCAGAGAACTGGAAAGAGCTCGCGGTCGGGCATCTTCAGAATGTCCGGCGCGGGACGGGTGAGCAGTCTGATTTGATGCTGGCTGACCTTATCGTCAAAGACGAAAGCGCCATTCAGCTTATCGAAGATGGCCTGCGCGAAGTGTCGTGCGGCTATGACGCGGAGTATGAGCAGACCGAGCCAGGTAAAGCCGAGCAGGTCGATATTACCGGAAACCATGTGGCTCTTGTCCCTAAAGGCAGAGCCGGAAATCGTTGTGCAATTGGAGACAGAGACACAATGGCAAATCAAAAGAAAAGCTGGTGGACCCGCATGCGCACGGCCATCAAAACGGGTGACGCTGACACCATGAACGAACTGGTGGAGTCGGCTCCCGCATCGGTTACAGGAGATGAGGGGGATTTGCCGCAGGGCGTTAATCTCAACATCAACCTGTCCCCGCAGCAACCGCTACCGGACAAAGCACCAGAGATGGGCGGAGGTCCAACCGGCGACAGTGATGATGACCTCAAAACATTACTGAAAGCCCTGCTGGCTAAGCTGGAAGGAAATGCCACGGGCGATAACGATAATAAGCCTGACGATAATCCGACCGGTGACGGCGAGGACGATGAAGAGGAAACCACGATTACTGGTGACTCAGCCTGGCGTGCCGAAGTTATTGTTCCGGGTATCGATCTGAGCCGTAAGATGAAACCGACCGCGTTCAAACGCGAGGTTCTGGCTTCCGCTGACAAAACGCTGGTTCGCCAGATAGTCGGTGATGCGGATATCCGCAAATTGCCGAAACAATCGGTCGACATGGCGTTTAATGCCGTGTCTGAGATTGCCAAAGGGCGAAACACCCGCGCCACCACCGGCGATGCACAGCGCCTAAACATGGGCATGACCAGTATCGCTTCCCTGAACAAACAAAACGCTGAATTCTGGGCAAACCGTAAAGGGTAAAAAATGAATAATGTATTTCTGTACCGGATGCCTGTTGGCATTGCCGGGGCCGTCTCTCGCCCGCAGGACTTAACCGTCGAACCGGTGGTCCTTAAATCCGATAACGCCTTCGCTGCCTATGGCCTGGCTGGTAAATACGATGATGACGGTTTTTTCGTGCCGCTGGCAGATGGTGATACCGCAGACAAGGTGAAGGGGATCTACGTGCGCCCTTATCCGACCACTTCGCAGCCGGACATGGTTCGCCAGGTGGGGACTGGCAAGAACTTCCCGGGCGACGCCATGAAGCGTGGCTACGTGACCGTTAATCTCGGTTCTGATTTTGATGCCAGCACCATCAAAAAAGGCGACCCGGTATACGTTGTCGTCTCCACTGATGAATCCATCAAAGTGCCGCTGGGTGGATTCATGGCCACGTCAGTCAGTGGCAAAAACGTGGTGCTGACCAACGCTGAATTCACAGGTGCCGGTGATGCTGACGGCAATGCAGAAATTTCCTGGAAGATTTAAGGAACAGACGAATGATTACTTTTGATCAGGCAACCGTTGACAGCTCTGGTGCCTTTCTCATCGGGGAGCTGGAGCGACTCGACCAGACGCTGAACCTGCCACTGGTGGGGTACACCTGGACCCGCGATATTCAACTGCGTGAAGATGTCTCCATCGCAGATGACATTTCCAGCTGGACGAATACCAGCTTCGCCGCTGCGGGTACTGGTGCAAATCCGAATGGCAAAAACTGGGTAGGCAAAGACTCAACCGCTATTGCTGGCGTGAACGTGGATATCGGCAAATCCGGTAACCCGCTGAACCTGTGGGGGATGGAACTTGGCTGGACGGTCATAGAATTGCAGGCTGCTCAGCAGGTCGGCCGCCCGATTGATACGCAGAAGTATGACGGTATGCAACTGAAATGGCAGATGGATAACGATGAACAGGTATATGTTGGCGATTCTGCATTAAACCTGAAAGGCCTTGTTACCCTGGACGGTGTGCCTGTCAACAACGCTGCCAAAACGTGGGCAACCTCAACACCGGACGAAATCCGCGCAAGCATTAACCAGGTGCTGTCTGATGCGTGGGCCGCTTCCGGTTACTCTGTGGTTCCGCGTGATTTGCTGATCCCGCCTGAGCAGTTTGCTCTGTTGTCCAGCATCATCGTTTCATCTGCGGGTAACCAGTCCCTGTTGACGTACCTTCAGACCAACACCATCAGCTATCACCAGAACGGTGTTCCGCTGAATATCCGCGCGGTTAAATGGCTGAAAGGCCGTGGTGTGGGGAATAAGGATCGCATGGTTGCGTACACCAACGATAAAAAATACGTCCGCTACCCGCTGGTTCCGCTTCAGAGCGTGCCGGTGCAGTATCGCGGTCTGTATCAGATCGTCACTTACTACGGCAAGCTGGGTGCAGTCGAGCCAGTGTACAAAGAAACCATTTCGTACGTTGATGGCATTTAACAGCCACATGGCCCCTGGCGGGGCCATTAAGGATGACCCGATGGCAAAAAATAATGCAGTAATACACGTACATACCCCGTTTGTGCTCACGCTTCCCGACGGTTCTCGGCGCGAGTTTGTTAAAGGCCGTCATGCAGTGGAGGAAGACGTTGCCACGCACTGGTTCACTCGTGCGCACGCGGAAGTATCCGTTGGCAAAGCTACAGACGCGCGTAACGAGGTAAAAAATGCCAAAGAATCAAAGTCTGCCAGCGGTAAGTGATTTTCGCCGCGACTTCCCGCAGTTTGCTGACCCTGCCAAATATCCCGAAGCGCAAATCCAGTTTCGTCTGAATCTGGCCGATGAACTGCTGAGCGAAAACGTCACCGGCAAAAAGTTGTTTCCGTACTTTGCCGGGTTGTTCGTTGCACACTACATGACGCTCTGGGCGGCAGACAGCCGGGCGATGCTGGTTGGCGGCCCTGGCGGTTCAACCAATGGTGTTCAGTCCTCAAAGTCCGTGGATAAGGTAAGCGTCAGTTATGACACCAGCGCGACGCTGAATCCTGATGCAGGTTTCTGGAATAACACCCGATATGGCGCTGAATTTTATCAGTTGATCACGATGTTTGGTGCAGGCGGTCGCCAGCTATGAGCTTCAAAAGCGGTGTAACAACGAGGGTGGATAACGCTCAGGCCATTCTGGATGCGCTCAGGTCGCTAACCAAAAAGGATGTGCTGGTCGGCATCCCTTCGGAAGACAGCGAGCGTGAAGATGTTCCGTTTGGTAATGCCGGGATCGGCTATGTCAACGAATACGGCTCACCAGCGCAAAACATCCCCCCACGCCCGCACCTGACCCCCGGCGTTAAATCGGTAGAGGGACAGACAGTGCCGCAGCTCAAAGCAGCGGCGCAGGCTGCGCTTGATGGTAATGCGTCGGGTGCGGAACGCGCACTCAACCGTGCCGGAACGCTGGCCGCTAATGGCGTCAGGTGTTACATGACTATTACCGGCTTTACGCCGCTTGCTGACAGCACTGTTGAAGCCCGTGCACGTCGAGGGCGCAAAGGGGCAAAAGCGGAACTTGCGCGGCGCGCTGCTGGTGAGTCTCCTGGAACCGATCTGGTGAAACCGCTAATCGACACCGGGCAATATCGCAGAGCGATTACCCATGTTGTGAGGGATAAAAATGCCGACTCTTGATGTAACAGATGTGCTTTTTGACCCCGATTTTTGCGACTTCAATTTGTGGGTAACATGCCGAGTGCAAACGGTGGATGAGGACGGGATCGGCAGCGACAGCGAAGTTAAAAAGCAGTTTGCCGGAGTCGTAACTGTTGATCGCTCTCTGGAAAACCGCCGTATGCAGGCAGGGCAGGTGATCAGCGGTGCAATTCTGATTGTGACGACTGAGCGACTGACGCAGGGACAGACTGGCCGTGATGCCGATATCGTGACGTATCAGGGCCGTGATTATCGTGTGACTTTCGTCGACCCATATACAGCGTATGGTGCCGGATTCGTTCAGGCGCATTGTGAGTTGCTGCCGTTTGATGGGGGAATTCCGGTTGAGCAATAACACCAGCACAGAGCGCGGATGGTTAATACCAACCAGTGGCGATCCGGATTATGACGAAGCGCTCGACAGGCTGTTAAGCCAGTGGATGCGTAACGTTTCCGGTCTGTCTGCCGGGATGGTTCGCCCGCGCTGGCAGAAAGAGCAGCCGCCACTGCTACCGGTTGAAACGAACTGGTGTGCGTTTGGGGTTATCGGATGGTCAGGTGATGACAGTCCGGCATTCACCAGACAGACCGATGATGGCTCTCAGCTCTGGCGGCATGAAACGATTGAGTGTATGGCTTCGTTTTATGGTCCGGCGGGGATGGTGTATGCGTCCCGGTTTCGTGACGGTATATCTGTACCGCAGAACAACGCAGCACTGAATGCGCTGGGGCTGTCTCTTGGCGATTACACAGGTCTGACTCCCTTCCCTGAACTTATTAATCAGCAATGGGTCCGCCGCTACGATATGACGGTGCGTCTGCGCCGGAAGGTTGTGCGCGAGTACGGTATTAAATCGCTGGTGGAAGCACCAGTCATCTTTTTCGGAGATTAAGCTATGGCACAGGGCTTGCCTGTATCAAACGTTGTTAATGTTGATGTGATCATGTCGCCGCGTGCAGCATCAGGGCGAAATTTTGGTGCATTACTCATTCTCGGCCCGTCCACAATCATTCCGGTAAGTGAGCGCATTCGCCGTTATTCTGCCGCGGAAGATATTGGAAAAGATTTTGGCGTGGAATCACCAGAATATAAGGCTGCGCAGGTGTTTTTCTCACAATCACCGAAACCTCAGGAGGTTTTTGTTGGTCGTTGGGTGAAAACGAGGGGAGACAGCGAACAGGCCACGACTGAGACGCTGGAGCAGGCTGTGAATGCCATGCTCGATTATACTTCATGGTATGGGCTGGGGATTGCAGACGATGAAGATATTCCGGATGCAGACTGGCTGAAAGTGGCTGCGGCGATCGAATCCTCTTCTGTAAGCCGTATTCTGGCGATTACGACAAGCGATGAGAAATGCCTGCAGACTGCATCCAGTGATGATTTGGCATCAAAACTGAAAACCGCCGGATATTCACGCAGTTTTATTCAATATTCATCGGGTAATAAATACGCTGCGTTATCTGCATTTGGCCGGGCATTCACGGTTAATTTCAATGGCAGTAATACCGCGATTACGCTCAAGTTTAAGCAGGAGCCGGGTGTTGGGTATGAAACACTGACAGTCAGCCAGGCATCGGCACTTGATGCAAAAAACTGCAATGTGTTCGTGTACTACCAGAATGATACAGCTATCCTCCAGCAGGGAGTGATGGCTAACGGCGATTTCTTTGATGAACGCCACGGCCTGGACTGGTTACAGAATTATGTGCAGACCAACCTCTATAACCTGCTTTATACCAGCACCACGAAAGTTCCCCAGACTGAAGCCGGTATTACCCGACTGTTATCAAATGTTGAAAAATCACTGGATCAGACCGTTCAGAATGGACTGATTGCTTCGGGCGTATGGAACGGGGGCGACCTTGGTCAGTTGTCATCAGGTGACACACTGCCCAAAGGTTATTACGTATACGCCCAGCCGCTGGATGAACAGGCACAATCAGAACGTGAAGCCCGTAAGGCTCCGGTGATTCAGGCTGCAATAAAACTTGCAGGCGCGGTTCATTACGCTGACGTACAGATTAACGTTGTTCGCTAAGGGGAAGTGAATGTCTACCTATTCTTTTATGGATGTCACTGCGACGCTGACCGGGCCGACCGGTTCGATTGACCTCGGGTACGGTTCTGCAAGTTCTGAAGAGGGGATTGTGGTTGCGATGGGCGGTCCTAAAAACACCATGACCATCGGTGCTGATGGCGAAGTGATGCACAGTCTCCATGCAGATAAAAGCGGGACGATTACCGTTAACCTTCTGAAGACATCACCGACAAATAAAAAATTGTCGCTGGCGTATAACGCACAGAGCCAGTCTTCTGCCACATGGGGGAATAACGTTATCGTGATCCGCAACAAGGTCAGCGGCGACATCATCACAGCACGCAGTGTTGCGTTCCAGAAACAACCGGATAACGCTAACGCTAAAACCGGTAATACGATGCCGTGGGTGTTTGACTGTGGCAAGATTGACCAGGTTCTCGGGGAGTTTTAATACATGGAATTCGAAATTAAAGGCGTGAAATATCGCGCGGCAAAACTCAGCGTTTTTGACCAGCTGAAAGTGACCCGCAAACTTCTGCCAGTACTGGCGGGAATGATGTCAGATTTCGGGAGCATTCGCTCCCGTTTGCCTGCTGATGGCAAAATCGACACCGTGAAATTAGAGCAGTTAAAACCGGTGTTTGAAACCATGCTCCCGCGTATCGCTGAGGAACTGTCTTCCCTGACCGAAGATGACACCGATGCGATTATTCATCCCTGTCTTGCGGTGGTATCGCGGCGTCATATGGACGGATGGGTTCCGGTATTTACTCAGGGCGAACTGATGTTTGATGATATTGACCTGCTGGTCATGCTGCAGCTGGTGGCGCGGGTGGTCGCCGATTCGCTGGGAAATTTTTTGCCTACACCCCTTACCAGCACGACGCAGAGCCTGCAACAGGGCTGACGTTTAACAGCCTGCCGGACGGGCTGTCCTACCTTCTCAATCCGGTTGACGCCGGGTTAATTCCCTATACAGCACTTAAAGATGGCTCTGTCGATTTGTATGACATTGCTCTCTTGAATGACCATCTGGCGGTAAAAGCAGATAACCAGCGGCGCATTGAGAAATGGAGAGAGGATAATGAACGCTGAAACTATTAAAGATTTCCTCGTCTCGCTTGGCTTCAGTGTGGATGATGCAGGAGCGAAAAAGTTCGGTTCTGTCCTCGCCGGTACAACTGCAAATGTCATCAAAATGGGACTGGCCGTTGAAGGAGCTGCGCTGTCCGTGGTGGCCTTCACGGCTAAGATCGCCTCCGGCCTGGATAATCTTTACTGGGCGTCACAGCGCACCGGCGCGACAGTCCAGGGAATTCAGTCTATTGGCTATGCGGTTTCGCAGGTTGGCGGCAGTGTGGACGCTGCGCGATCTTCTCTGGAAAGCCTCTCCCGGTTTATTCGTAACAATCCCGGAGCAGAAGGCTTTCTGAATCGCCTGGGCGTACAGACCCGTGATGCCAGCGGCAACATGCGTGACATGGCCGCTATTTTTACAGGTGTAGGCCAGAAGCTCAGCGGTATGCCGTATTACCGGGCTAACCAGTATGCGCAGATGCTGGGCATTGACGAAAATACCCTGATGGCCATGCGTCGTGGTGTGGGGCAGTTCAGCGCTCAGTATTCAGAAATGGTGAAAGCGATCGGATTTAATGCCGATCAGGCTGCCTTATCGTCAAACCGGTTTATGACCTCGCTGAAATCGCTCGGTGAAATGGCCGGGATGGCGCGGGACAAAATCGGATCGAATCTTGCGGACGGACTGGCGGGGCAGATTGATAACCTGCGCAAAAAGATAATTGAAAATTTTCCCAAAATTGAAGTCACCATCACAAAGGTCATAAAGGGGATCCTCTGGCTGGGTGAGATAGTCGGGCGGGTAGCATTTCGGATAGTCGATGGTGTCGGCGATATCATCGAGTGGTGGGGGAAACTGGATGCCGAAACGAAAACCCTGATAGAGGTTATCGGGGGCCTGGTTGTCGCCATGCGGATACTTAACTCTACTTTCTGGATGTCACCTATAAGGCTGATTACCGGTCTGATCGTGGCTCTCGGTCTCTTGTGGGAAGACTACAAAACATGGAAAGAAGGCGGTAACAGTCTTATCGACTGGGAAAAATGGCAACCGGCAATAGATAAAGCGAAGGATGCGATCACCTGGCTTCGTGATCACCTTCTGGAACTAAAAGATGGTGTTGGCGGCTGGCAAAATGCACTGGAAATCCTCGGTACATTCATCGCGGGTGTCTGGGTATCCAAGGTTCTGGGGGCTTTCGGAAAAATATCAGGTTTACCGGTCCCACCCTGGCTTAAATTGTGGGCGCTTTACGCGGGCTATATTGTTAGTGACAGAGAAAATATTGCCGATAGCGCAAAATCTTCACTGAGGTATACGAAGCGAATTATCGGCGACACGCTGGCTGCTATTGGTATAAAAACAGATATCGGACGCAGGGATGTCAGTGAGGTCCGTGAATGGCCTGCGTGGATGGACTGGTTGCACGGGGGACCCGGTAAAGTTATCCGGCAGGGACAGAGTAACGGTGTAGTGCATGGCTCCAACGTCCAGCCCGACATCCCCGGCGGCGGTACTCTTGCTGATCGCAACAATAACCCCGGGAACATTCGCCCGGTGAGCGGTAAAGGGTTCCGGTTTTTCGAATCAGCTCTTGAGGGCTGGGAGGCGATGAAAAACCAGCTCATGCGTTACTTTACCGGGAAAACAACCGGACGAGCATTACAGACTATTCAGGATATTGTCAGTACCTGGGCCCCGGCAGGTGATAACAACGATCCGAAAAAGTATGCACAGGATGTTGCGAAATGGATGGGAGTATCACCGAATGCAATATTGAATCTTACAGATCCCCAGACTATGGGAGCATTGATGCAGTCGATGGCGCGCAAAGAAGGTTATTCAAACTGGAACAGCCCGCTGGCGTATCAGGCCGCCGCTGGCAGCCTTAACCAGCAGACTGTTATAAATGTTCATGGAGTTAACAACCCTCAGGAGGCGGCTAATCTGATCGCTGACAAGCAGGGGGCTGTAAATGCCAGGGCGGTACAGCAATTGAAAGGACCTGCGTAATGGACTTTTTATCTGTTTTACTGCAGCAGCGAACCCGCTCAATAGGAATCATTATTCCTGATGTGGTTATTACCGAAAAGCACACTGACGCCCTGGAAATTACGGAACATCCGGTTGAACAGCCCACGAATGCTGGTGCCAGTGGTGAGGGCGCTGGTTATATATCAGAACACGCATTCAGGCGCCCTTCTGAGGTTGTGATGGAAACCGGTTTTTCCGGAGGCGGATCGCTGCTTGATTTTGCCAGTAACCTGACGGCTACCAGTTTACTGGGGCTGAGCCCGAAAGAACTGTATCAGGAACTGCTTAACCTGCAGCGGAATCGTATTCCTTTCGATGTGACAACCGGCAAGCGTATTTACAACAATATGTTGATAAAAACGCTGGAGGTTACGACCGATAAGAGTAGTGAAAATGTGCTTCTGGCGACACTTACCCTCAGGGAAGTAATTATTACCTCCACGCAGTCAGTCAGGGTTGCCCCGAAAAACAATATGACCGAGGGAGTCGGAACGTCTGCTGTGCAGAATACAGGCACCAAAACAACGGTGCCGCCGAATAATTCCATTCTGAAATCGCTGCCACAGATGGCGCAAGAAGGTATCTCCACTGTTGATGGGTATTTGAGCAATTTATTTCTGGGAAGGTGATTCATGAAAGCCGTAGAAATCCCACTGGTTGCTGACAATCAGACTTTTGCCACCACAATTAACGGTTCGGTTTATCACCTGTCTGTCATCTGGCGAGGCGAGTACTGGGTTCTGGATCTTGCTGACAGCAATGGCTCCGCCATTATATCAGGTATACCGATGATTACGGGGGCTGACCTGCTGGCACAGTATCGATATATGGATCTGGGTTTTTCTCTGGTGGTGCTCTGCGATGTGGCAGGGCAGGAGAATCCGACGCAATTCGATCTTGGAACGCTCTCACACCTCTATGTTTTCACGGAGTAACAATGTCGAAAAACTGGATGCGTCACTTTGAATTATTGCTTGTTGATGATAAGGGAGACGGGATAAAAATTTCTGAGCTTAAAGTCACTTTCAATATTCAGAAAATGCCTGCGACCATATTTAATGGATTTGTTGGAAATTTTAAGGTTTATAACCTGTCTCCTACCACTCAGAACCGGATTATGCAGAAGGAGTTTTCGCGTATACAGGTTATTGCCGGATACAAGGGGCAACCGGATGCAGCAGGTAATTATCCTGATGAAAACGTTGGTATGATATTCAATGGAGATATCCGTTTTACTGTCACTGGTAAAGATAATGCCACAGACAGTTGGATCATGTTGCAGTGTATTGACAGCTGGGAAGGCCACCTGAACGCAAGTGTGAAAACCACAGTGGCAGCTGGCTGGAAGTACAGCGATCTTTTCAGTCTGGGTATGAAATCATTCGAACCATATGGAATCGAATCCGGTGCAGTTCCTGACATGCCGGAAACGGTATTTCCCCGGGGTCGCGTTGTTTATCAAAACACATCAAGGTTGATGAATCATATCGCAGGGCAGTGTAAAGCTAACTGGTGGTATGAAAATAATCTGGTAAATATTGTTCCTGAAGATAAATATATTGGTGTTGCTACGGTGTTGAATGCTAACACCGGGCTTATCGGTATGCCACAGCAGACAATGGGAGCGGGCGTAAATGTCAGATGTCTGATTAATCCAAATATTAAGCTCGGTGGGCTTATTCGTCTGGATCAGGCATCTGTATACCGTGCCTCTTTGAGTAATGACCAGGTAGCGAAATCGCCAGCACGACTGGGTGAGTCTGAAAGCGACGGTAATCTCTACGTTAACGGTCTGCCAGGCATGTCACAGCCTGCCAGTATTAATACTGACGGTGATTACATTGTGGGCAGCATTGATTATACTGGCGACACCCGAGGGCAGGCGTGGTATATGGACCTGCTTTGCCTGGCTAAAGGGAGTAAAAGTTTACTCACTCCTGATACGATAGCGAAAATAAGTGGGGTACCAAATGCTTAAATGGATCTTATTACTGGTATATTTTGTGACTTTGTCTTCTGTGGCTGCGGTAACATGCACCACTTCAAATACAGGAACAACTTACTGTACTGGTACAGACAGTAGTGGTTCTACAGTTAAAACAGAATCTTATACAACCAATACAGGTACTACGTATACCACAGGAACGATTAATGGGAGTGCAGTACATCGTGAATGCCAGACGACCAATACTGGCACAACGTACTGTAATTAATTTTTTTAAGAAATCAGCTATAAGAGACATTTGTAATGAAGAAAATATTCCTTCTCGCAGTGTTGACTCCAACAATTTGTGTAGGTGGAACGCTGAATGATTTTTTTGGACTGCACACCTCACTGGCTGATAACTACATCATCAAGAGAGAGATCACAAATAGGGCTGTTTCTAATGCGGCTATGGACGCTGTATCTAATGGTCGTGAGGCGGATTTTGGTGATGAGTTAATGAAAGAACATGGTGATAGTTATGGTGAAATAGCTCTGCGTCAACTCGCTTCCGAGTGCGGTTATTCTTTTTCCGATAGTGGCCAATCTCTTACGATTCTAAAAAAAGAAGAATGTAGATTGGTGCTATCTGAAAATAAGAAATGAGTTCGCTAAATTAACTTTCCACGGTAATTGCTTCTATCACCATGGAAAGAAAACTAGCTACATAAAACCCGCCTTCGAGTGGGTTTTTTGCTTTCTGGAGGCATATGAATGCCAGTTTCTTTAAGCGCTCAACTTGGTAGCAAAGAACAGGCCGATGTAAGACTTGCTGGCTCTGTCATGTCGGCGCTGCGTGTTTCTATGCCCGGCATCGTCCAGTCATTTGATCCGGACACGGTAACAGTGGTTGTTCAACCTGCGATTAAAGGCTATGAGCCGGACTCAAATGGAATCAACCAGTCGACGACATTACCCCTGCTGGTGGATGTACCAGTGGTATTCCCGCGCGGCGGAGGCTGTACGCTAACGTTTCCAGTTAAAGCCGGTGATGAATGTTTGGTGATTTTTGCCGATCGTTGTATTGATTTCTGGTGGCAGAGTGGCGGGATACAGGAGCCGGTCGATGACAGAATGCATGATTTATCGGATGCGTTTTGTATTGTCGGTCCCCAGTCGCAGGCAAGGAAGATTAGCGGTATTAATACCAGTGCCACACAGTTGCGTAGTGATGACGGCAGCACCTATTTTGAGCTTAATCCTGATACCAGGAAAATTAAAATTGTCGCTCCGGGGGGCCTTGATGTGGTTGCCCCTCTGGCTGATTTTTCTGAGAAAGTAACCATTCATGGCCTGTTAACCTGGATGGGAGGCATGGTGGGGGCTGTTGTTTCTGGTGTGGCTTCAAAAATCACTGGTGCTGTTGAGTTTTTGGGTAGCGTGAAGGCTAACGGCAAGCCAATCGATGATACGCACACTCATGGCGGTGTTCAGCGCGGTGGAAGCAATACCGATGGGGTAAACTGATGCGATACAGACGTGAAGACGCCGATGGCGATTACACCTTTGGCAGCGGTGATGACACCTGGCTGATTAACTCACCGGAGGCCGTGGCGCAGGCGGTAAAAACGCGATTCGAATTGTGGTATGGGCAATGGTTTCTCGACACCACCGAGGGGACTCCGTGGATCCAGTCCGTACTCGGTAAGCAGAAGCCGGAAACCTACAACCTGGCGATCCGTAAGCGCATCCTCGAAACGCGGGGCGTTAAATCAATCCTCTCTTTCAATACGACGGTGGATACCACGACCCGACGTGTCATGTTTTCCGCTGAAATCGACACTCTTTATGGAATAACGACTGTTACATCGGAGGCGTAATGGCTCTGAACCTTGATTCTCTCGGTTTATCTGCAAAGGTAACCGCGGAGGGGATCAGTGCGCCTGATTATCAGACGATACTCAGCACCCTGATTAGCTATTTTCAGCAGATTTATGGCAGTGATGCCTACCTCGAACCGGACAGCAAAGACGGCCAGATGGTGGCTCTGATGGCGCTGGCGATTCATGATGCCAATAATATGGCGATAACTGTCTACAACTGTTTTTCACCGGCAACCGGCTATGGGGCTGCACTGACCAGTAACGTGAAAATAAATGGTATTTCACGTAAAGGCGCGACGAATTCTACGGTTGATTTGCTTCTTACAGGAACTGCCGGAACAACCATCATTAATGGCAGCGTGAAAGACAGTAATAATGTGATATGGCGTTTGCCTGCTTCAGTGGTGGTCGGCGTGGATGGTACAGTGATGGTGACCGCAAAATGTTCCGTCAGTGGTGCAGTGGCGGCGCTGGCTGGAACTATCACTGAAATTAATACGCCAACCCGTGGCTGGGTTTCGGTAACCAATCCTGCTGCAGCTACTGTAGGCACTCCAGCAGAAACTGATGCGGAGTTACGTATCCGCCAGTCGCAAAGTGTTGCGTTGCCATCAATAACCCCATTTGAAGCACTGGATGGTGCTGTTTCTAATGTTACCGGTGTAACCCGCCACAAACTCTATGAAAACGATACTGGTTCGGAGGACGGTAACGGGTTACCGCCACACTCTGTTGCTGTAATTGTGGATGGCGGTGATGTGACGGATATTGCTCAGGCTATCAGAGGAAATAAAGGCCAGGGGACAGCCACTCACGGTACAACATCCGTTACGGTTCCGGATAAATACGGCAATCCCCATGTAATCAAATTCTCGCGTTCCAGTGATGTGCCTGTTTACGCTCGGATTAAATTAAAAGTTTTTACGGGTTATACCTCACAGATAGGGCAGCAGATCCAGCAGGCTATTTCCGACTATATCAATAGTCTGATGATTGGTGATTCGGTCCTTTTAAGTCGCATTTACTCACCGGCGAATCTTGGCGTGGTGAGTGGCGGGAATGCACGCTATTACGATATTCAGGAACTGACGATTGGGAAATCCCCGGGGGCTTTGTCGTCATCAAACATTGATATCAGATACAACGAATCTGCGTCCTGTACCCCGGAAAATATCGTTATAACGGTGGAGTCATGAGCAAATACACCGAACTAATCACGAACTACCACGCCACCAAACCTAAATTTCTTGCGCATGTTGATCTGATGACCCGGCCACTTATTGATGTTGCGGCTGCCACCAGAGGGCTGATTACTGCATTTGATATTGACTCTGCGGTTGGTGTGCAACTTGACATTCTTGGATTGTGGATCGGACGTAGCCGTGTTGTCAGCCAGCCTATCTCAGGTGTCTATTTCAGCTGGGATACCGACGGGCTTGGATATGATCAGGGGGTATGGCAGGGACCATACGATCCTGATTCAGGATACATGTATCTCAGCGATGAAACTTATCGTGTCATTCTTAAAGCGAAGATTGCGATTAATAACTGGGATGGACGGAATGATTCGCTTCCGGCAATTCTTGACGCTGCAACAGCAGGATCCGGGCTGCGAATGCAGATAGTCGATAACCAGGACATGACGATATCGGTCTGGGTCTTTCCTGATACTGATATTTCAGATGTATCGCGTGAGTTAATTGCGGCAATTAAACAGGGGTATCTCACAGTAAAAGCCGCCGGGGTATGGGCGGGTGGCATTGAAACACCTTCGGTGGAAACCCCATCGGAAGGCTCAAAATTTTTTGGTTTTGATATGGATAACGAATTTATCAGTGGTTTTGATGTAGGGGCATGGGGAGTATTACTCTGATGGCAAAAAATGACTTTAAAGCATTCGCAACGGGTAAAAATGCCAATGTTATGTCGCAGGAGGAATGGGAAGCGTTGCCTGCGCTTTTATCCGGATTTACAGCAGGTAAAGCATCCAGTGCGCAAGTCAATAAGGTTATTCGGCAGGCCAGCTTTATTGCTGCAGCTCTGGCCCAGTTTGTAAGTGATAAAACGCAACGGGATGTGCTTGATAATGGTGATCTGTCCGGTTTTGTTGAATTGCTGGGATCGGGGTTTGCTGTTGAATACCTGAGCCGCAAGAATCCGTTTGGCGATATCAAATCGGACGGCACGGTGAAAACGGCTCTCGAAAATCTTGGTTTAGAAAGATGTGATCAGGACACTAACGAAACACGCATTTGGTCACCAAACAAAAAATCTTATGTTTTTGTGCAGAATGATGGATGGGGGGCATATTCAATAAGTCCCCAGGCAGGGACTATTGCACTGCAATTATCATCTGGCGGTACAGGTGCAAAAGATGCTGCCAGCGCGCGTAGTAATCTTGGTCTGGGAGATGTGGCAACGGAGAACACAGTACCTCTGTCTAAGGGGGGAACTGGCGGGACTTCTCTGGCAGAAGCGCGTAGTAACCTTGGCGTCAATCGTTTAGTACAAGGCTTAGTTGACACATACATTACTTCACAAAGCGATAACTATCGGCTGTTTGTGAATGATAGTGGTGCATGGGGCGTACTTAACAATATCGGAACGCCAATGGCTCTAGCGCTTAGTCAGGGCGGAACCGGCGCGACCACAGCTGCCGACGCACGAGCAAATTTAGGGCTTGGCTCAGCAGCAACAGCAAACCTGGGAAATGGGGCTAATCAGGTTCCGACAATGGCTAATTTCACATCAGGTCCTGGCTGGGTGAAATTTCCTGACGGCACCATCATGCAGTTTGGTACGAACATTTCAGGCTCTGCTGGCTACCCAACTGCTGTTAATTTCCCGATACCTTTTACCGATGATTATCGCGTCGCATGTTCTTTCGATACGCCAACCAGTGCAGAAGACTGCCCGGCATTCTCGACAAGTAAGATAAATAACTATGGTTTTTATCTCGCGTCATCGCGTCAGGGGGCTGTCAAAGGAGCTGGTGCCAACTGGATAGCAATAGGAAGATAAAAATGAAATATTTATACGACGCAGTAACTAACGCATTTTATCCATTAGCAATGCAGGCAGACTATGAGGCGGCAGGGATGTGGCCCGAAAAAGGCGTGGAAGTTGATGAAGAGACTTTTGTTGCATTTCAGAAGCCACCGGAGGGAAAAATGAGGATTGCGGGTGATGATGGTTATCCCGTATGGAGTGATATTCCGCCACTGGCACCTGAAGAACTGATAAAGATGGCAGAATACGAGCGTCAGCGGCGCATAGATACTGCCAATGAGCACATGAATAACAGGCAATGGCCAGGTAAAGCAGCTATTGGTCGTCTGAAAGGTGAGGAACTGGCGCAATATAATTTGTGGCTGGATTATCTGGACGCACTGGAACTGGTTGATACCTCCAGTGCTCCAGATATTGAATGGCCTACGCCTCCGGCAGTTCAGGCAAGATGACATCCGGCGCGGTGCTGGTATCTGTTGCAGTCACCGCGTCAATGTAATCCAGCACGGCGTTAAGTCGGGTTGTTTCTGTCTGCGTCAGTTTACGTGCGGCCTGCAATTTCAGCTGAATCAGACTGATGGAAGCCATTGCAGCATCAATCAGTGACTGACGCTGTGCTTCTGCCGCGTCTACTGCAGCGCTATGCTGTGCCTCAGTATCGGTCACCCATTTCTCACCATCCCATTTATCGTATGGCGTTAACGGTGAAAGCGTGACATAACCGTCTTTGATGGCACCGATATAATCCACTGTAACAGCTGCGCCATTTTCGATTGAGTAAACAGTCTCATTGCGGTGGTCTTCTTCATGGCTCCATCCCTTACCCGTAAATACTGCCACTTTCCCCGGAATGTATTCGCCAGGGTCAATACCAGTGGAACAGGCGGGCATACTTACGCCAGTATTAATATATTCATCAGACCAGCCCGTATATTCATACGTTACTGCATCATAATAAAAACAACGCATATCGCCCGGCACTGTAGCCAGCCCATTTTCATCAAAAACAGGTTTCATTATTTAGCCCTTACTAAAAAGTTGAATGCGATGTTACGGGGACGCGTTTCAGTACCGCCTGGGTTTTGAAAAGCGGGCAAAGCACTTCCACCCGGCTGACTAACGCCGCTGGTATATAATGGAGAAGCATTCGAAACGGTGCCAAACACTACATTACTGCCACTTCCATTTAGCCCTAAAAATTTATGCTCGTGCGTTTTGAAATCGTCTGATTGCGCGGAAAGTAACGCACGGCCACTATCAACACCACGGCCATCATCCCAGATACGAATGAAATCACCGCGGGCTTCAGGTAATACCAGCGAAGGAAACACTTTTGCCAGCACAGGGTAATCAGAGGCAGAAAATTTCGCCCCGTTGAACTTCAAAAACACCATACTGGACCAGCTGTCGATTACAGTATTTGGCATTGCAGCGGACGGCCAGAAGAACGGAACGCCAATAGCTGGAGCACCTTCTCCCAAACCAACGTTTATGAAAATGCAGAAATAACAAGCAAATGGCATCATTCCTGCTTTTACCAGGGGGATTTAACATACTTATTGGCTATGTACGCGTATCAACAAATGACCAGAACACCGATCTGCAACGTGATGCACTGAACTGCGCGGGATGTGAGCGGGTTTTTGAGGATAAAATCAGTGGCACTAAGTCCGACAGACCGGGGCTTAAAAAACTGCTCAGGACACTATCGGCAGGAGACACTCTGGTTGTCTGGAAGCTGGACAGGTTGGGGCGCAGTATGCGGCATCTTGTTACGCTGATAGAAGAGTTGCGTCAGCGTGGCGTGAATTTCCGAAGCCTGACTGACAGTATTGATACCAGCACCCCAATGGCCGTTTCTTTTTTCATGTCATGGGTGCCCTGGCTGAAATGGAGCGTGAACTGATTGTTGAACGAACAAAAGCTGGACTGGAAGCTGCTCGCGCACAGGGACGAATTGGCGGTCGCCGTCCCAAACTTTCATCAGAACAATGGGCGCAGGCCGGGCGACTAATTGCATCAGGAGTTCATCGCCAGAATGTGGAGATCATCTATGATGTTGGCGTATCGACTTTGTATAAGAAGTTTCCGGTCGGAGATAAATGAAACCGCAGCACGTCGTATGCAAGAACGTGCCACGGCTGGCTGATGGACGTTCGATAGCGCGAGTTTGAATGAAAATCAGCCGAAGGTGATTTTACATAATTGCTACGGAATTATTCAATACAGGAATTGCTTGTGTATGCATGGATTGACCTGAAATATTCCCGAAAATTTCTCTAAAAAACTCGAAAAAAATGGTAACTAATTGAATGTATTAATATGTAATGGTATGTGTTAGGGATTAAAAGATGAGCATAAATTTATTTAACACATTAATTCTAAAGGATTTTGTCGTTTGTTGACGAAAACAGGAATCGTGTTCGGTCTCTTTTTATCTGTTAAAAGCCAGAAGCATTTCCTTCGCTGACTTTATAGTCAACCATAACACACACTCTACTGTCTGAGTCCAGCGTTTTTTAACATTCTTGTTAAGATTATGTGATCTTTAGCGCGGGAGGAAAATATTGATGAAACAGCCTGCGCCCGTTTATCAGAGAATTGCGGGTCATCAATGGCGACATATCTGGCTTTCTGGCGATATACACGGTTGTCTTGAGCAGTTGCGCCGCAAATTATGGCATTGTCGTTTTGATCCGTGGCGAGATTTACTTATCTCAGTGGGAGACGTTATCGATCGTGGGCCGCAAAGTTTACGTTGTCTGCAGTTACTGGAACAACATTGGGTTCGTGCGGTAAGAGGCAATCATGAACAGATGGCGATGGATGCGCTGGCATCCCAGCAGATGTCTTTGTGGTTGATGAATGGCGGCGACTGGTTTATTGCGCTGGCAGATAATCAACAGAAACAAGCGAAAACGGCGCTGGAAAAATGTCAGCATTTGCCCTTTATTCTTGAAGTACACAGCCGCACCGGCAAACATGTTATTGCTCATGCCGATTATCCAGATGATGTTTATGAATGGCAAAAGGACGTTGATTTGCATCAGGTCTTGTGGAGCCGCTCACGATTAGGTGAACGCCCAAAAGGGCAGGGAATTACAGGTGCTGATCATTTCTGGTTTGGTCATACACCGTTGCGACATCGCGTGGATATTGGCAACCTGCATTATATTGATACCGGTGCTGTCTTTGGGGGCGAACTGACTCTTGTGCAATTGCAATAATTAAAAATCACCGTACTCCTGCGCAGGTCGCCAGAAACCATCTATAAAATCCTCAATCGGAAAACAACCGCCCTGGCGGATCCGTTGATCGCTCATAGAATGAAGACACTGCTGTTCCGTGTTGTAGACATCCACAACAATATCTTCACAACCGCCATCCAGGTAGCAAACAAAAAGTACCAGCGCGAACATTTCATCCCCGAAGTGTGGTGCCGTACCGTTAAGTTTAGGAGAGATTTTACAACGGGGGAATAACCAGGACAAATAACCCGCCAT